CATTACAAATTTTTACCGGGTTTTAACTTTTATGGTTTAGGTTATGTACACCTATTAGGAAACTTACAAAAAACATCTACAACAATTTTACGTTCACTCGTTGATGCAGGTCAATTTGCAAACTTGCCGGGTGGATTTAAGGCTCGTGGAATGCGAGTTGATGGAGATCAACCTGTAGGCTTTGGTGAATTTAGAGATGTAGAAGGTTATGGCGATGACATTAGAAAATCTATTGTACCATTACCATTTAAAGAACCATCGCAAGTTTTAACTGCTTTACTTGGATCAATAACACAAGAAGGTAGAAGACTAGCCGCAATTACAGATTTACAAACAGGTGATATGAATTCACAAGCACCTGTAGGTACAACTATAGCTTTATTAGAACAAGGCATTAAAGTAATGTCTTCTATTCATAAAAGATTACATAAAGCACAAAGAGAAGAATTTAAGATACTAGCTAGAACGAATCACGATTTCCTCCCAAGTGATTACCCCTACGCTGTTGAAGGTGTTAGCCGTCAAATCTTTAAACAAGATTTTGATGGAACAATCGATGTACTCCCTGTATCCGATCCTAACATCTTCTCAACAGCACAAAGAGTTCTAATGGCACAAACACAAATACAAGCTGCTACACAAGCACCTCAAATACATGATTTACGAGAAGCGTATAGAAGATTATATAAAGCACTTGATGTAGAGAATGTAGATGAAATGTTAATTCCAGAAATGGGAAGTAAGCCAATGGATCCGGCAACAGAAAACTATACTATGATGTATCAGAAACCTGTTAAAGCATATGGATGGCAAGATCATGATGCACATATTTCTGTGCATGAAGCGTTTATGAGTGATCCTTCTGTTATTCCACAAGATCCTAGAATGCAACAAGCACTAGCTGGAGCATTACAAGCACACATACAAGAACACCAAGCACACAAATATAGAATGGCTATTATGGCTAATGCTAATATTGAATTACCAAATGCACCAGAATACGATAGATTTAATCCGGGCAAAGATAATGAATACGAATCAATGGATAGAGATATTGAAAATGCAGTTGCACAAGCACAAGCACAAGTTTCTGGACAAATTGCACAAGCTAATCAGATGCAGGCTCAACAACAACAGCAACAACAACAAGCACAAGATCCTCGATTCCAATTAGCACAACAAGATTTACAATTACGAGCACAAGAAAATCAACGTAAAGCTGAAGAAGGTGCAGCAAGAACACAACTTAAAGCACAAGAAGTTCAACTTAAAGAAGAACAAGCGGCTTCTAAAGCACAACTTGATGCTTCTAAATTGGCTCTTGATCGTGATAAGACTATGGCTGACATGGAAATTGACAGAGAGAAATTGCGTTCTAATGAAGAACGTGATATTGCTAGAGCAGAATATCAAAAAGAAATGGTAGATTCCAAATCTGATATTGAAAGAGCAAAAACAATTATAGAACGTGAGCAAAGAGAAAAAGATAGAGAAGCATCCAAAGATTAAATTACAAAGGATTGAGAAAAATAAACACTCTGTTATTTCTTTGTGGGATAAAACTAATGAAATGGCAAAAGCTGAAAACAAAACAACTGTGTTAGCTTTGTGTCAGAAACATAGAAAAGGATTTTGGATTGTTTGTCATGAAGATGACTTGCAAGATATTATAAATGTCAAAAACAATAACTGAAGAAATTTTAGATTGGTCTGAAAATTTTTTAGAAAAACCAAGTGATAAACTTGGTGGTTGGGCTGTATGTCCTTATGCAAAATCAGCTAGATTAAAAAATCAAGTTAAGATTGTAGAAGTAGAACAAAGCAAAGATTTTTTACCTACTGTTGTAAAAGAAGCTAGAACAATAAAAAAACAAAATAAAAAACTTATTGTTGTTGCTAGTGATGATTTTAATATAGAAGCAAGTGAACTTGGATACTATATTGATGCATTAAACTATACTTTTGTAATGGATGATGTATACTTAATGGCTTTTCATCCAGAAGATGATGGAGAAGAAGTAGAGTTTCTAGAAGATAATTTAGAAACAGAAAATGATTTTTATATGGTTTTAATACAACCATATAATGAGTTGGAAGAGGCATCAAAAACTCTTCACAAAAAAGGGTATTATGATAAATGGGATAAAGAATATTATCGTGATACTGTAGTTAAACGTAAAACATATAGGAGTATTTACAATGATGGGAAAAAAGAAAAGAGTTAAAAGTAAGATGATGATGAAAAAAGGTGGTATGGCTACTAAAAAAGGCATGGCTAAAATGCGTGGTGGTGGTATGGCTAAAAAGAAAAGAGTTAAAAAGAAATAGTGGACACTGCTAAATTTATAACTTATTTCAAAAACAAGATTAGTAAGGAAATCGACAATATAAAAGATGCTTTTGAACAAGGCAGAATTCCTAAAGAGAATTTTGATTCTTCTGTTGGTGAACTAAAGGGTTTACGAGCAGCAAAAGATTTGTTACAAGAATCAGCAAAGTATATTGAAAACGATGACAACTAAATTTAAATTAATAGAAGAAAAATTAGAAAAGAATCATCCTGTAGCTGTAGGTCACAGGATATTAGTTCAAGTTCTTGATGTTCAAGACAAAACTAAAGGTGGTATATATCTACCGGGTAAAGCTGTAGAAGACCATCGTAGTATTGCATCCATAGGTAAAGTAATACAAATGGGTGATGATGCATACAAAAGAGAAGATATGACTGTGCCGTGGTGTAAACTAGGCGATAATGTTATGTTTGGTAAGTATGCAGGACATAGATTCCAATGTGGAAAATCTGAATTAAGAGTAATGAACGATGACGAAATTCTGGCAACAGTGCCAGATGTAGCAAATATTAGCTAATATTTGTTTTTCGTAGCAATCGCTACGCAAATTAATCATAACTTTGGAGAAAGACCAATGCAAATTGTACACGATTCATCGGGTAAAAAAAAACCGATGCAAGTCGTGGATGATGGAAAAGAAACGAAGCTAAAGAAATTTGAAGGTGTTGATGTTCCGGAACAGGAGACACAAGATAATTCTGAGGTGGAAAAAGTCATAGACGATACACAAGCTGTCCATGATGAACAGACAACTGAGTCCACGCCAATAGAAACAGAAACTGAATCAGAAGAGCAAGAGGAAGTAGAAGAGACTGTTGAAAAACCAAAAAAGAAAGCTAATGCTTATCAGAATAGAATTAACGAACTTGTTAAAAGAGCAAACGAAGCTGAAAGGCAACGTAATGACTATTATAACAGGAATCAACAATTAGAATCTGATTTAAGAAAAAAGAATGTTGTAACTGAGGATTATGCTAAGTTGCAAACACAATTCTTTGATTCAAGAAAATCTAATGCAGAAAAAGCATTAGAATCTGCTCGTGCTGCACATAAAACTGCACACGAAGAAGGAGATTCTGATAAAATGCTTAAAGCCGCAGAAGATATAGCAGAAGTTAAATATGAGTTGAAACAATTGGAAAATCAAACTCCTTTTGTTGCACCAACTCAAAAGCAAGCAAAAACAGTTGAGCAACCACAAGTTAATGCTCCACAGCCAGAACCACAATCACAACCAGATCCTCGTGCACTTAGATGGGCACAAGATAATGGATGGTTTGGTACTGACGTAGCAAAAACTGGTGCGGCTTATGCAATTGATGCTGCTTTAAAGATGGAAGGCTACAATCCATCAAGTGAAGAATATTATTCTGAACTAGATCGTAGGATAGGCGATTCATTTCCTTCACAGGAAGCAAGTCGACCTAGACCAACTGTAGCAGGTGTTAGTAAAACAGCATCTTCCTCACCTAAGAAGGTTCGTATGAACCAGAACCAGATCGCAATGGCTCGTAAATTAGGTGTGCCGCTCGAAGAATATGCGAAGTTCGTGAGGACTGAATGACCAATAAAAATAAAAGCCACTCGACTAGGGCTGAAGCTAGTCGCAAAATAGTATATCAACCTCCTAATTATTTAGAAGCACCTAAACCAAATGTAGATGGAATCAAATACAGATGGGTTAGAGTTTCTGCGGGTGGGGAGGATGATTCACAGAACGTATCAAAAAAACGAAGAGAAGGATACGAATATGTGCGTGCTGACGAACACCCAGATTTCGATGCACCAACACACGAGAGTGGAAAATACGCTGGAGTGATTGGTACAGGAGATTTAGTTTTAGCAAAAATCCCAACAGAATTGTCTGATGCAAAAAAAGAATATTTTGAGCAAAAGACTGAAAGGCAAAGCCGTGCTGTTGATGCTGATATTTTGAAAGAACAACATCCTTCTATGCCAGTTCATCAAAGACGTAGTTCTTCAACGACAACAGGTAAAAGAAAAACCGAGTTTAGTGAAGAATAGAATTCTATTGTAAGGTGCTTCTTTAACAATTAGCAATAGGAGAAATAATATGGCAAATACTGATGCCGCATTTGGTGCTAAACCGGTAAGACACCTTACTGGAGGAACTATTCGTGCTAATGAGTGGAAAATAATTGGAGATGGAACGTCTTCATCAAATATTTTTACTGGTGATTTTGTTAAATTAGGAGCAACAGGTTACATTGATGTAGCCGCTGCTGGTAACAGATTACTAGGTGTCTTTGCAGGTTGCAGTTTCACCAACTCATCTGGCGAACAGGTTTTTTCAAAGTATTACCCAGCTAGCACAACAACACAAAACAGTAGTGATATTACTGCTTTTGTATACGATGACCCTAATATTGTTTACGCTATTCAATCTTCTGGTTCTGCTGATTTTGCCGATATAGGTAATAAAGCAGACCACGTTGCTGGAACTGGTAGTACAACTACTGGACACAGCAAATTTGAGATTAATGGTACGACAGGAACAGGTACAGCGGGTTTAACAATACTTGGATTGTACAACTCACCAAAAAATGCATACGGAACCAATGGAGTTTTAGAAGCTACAATTTATGAACATGAATTGAATGAGCACATAGACGCTGATGGTACACCGGGCGTATAGGAATAGGAGAATAATATGCCGATTAGTAGATCGCAACTCGTTAAAGAGTTGGAACCGGGACTCCACGCCTTATTTGGTTTGGAGTACAAAAGATGGGAACGTGAACACGCTGAAATATTCGCAGAAGAAAGTTCAGACAGAGCCTTTGAAGAAGAAACTCTTCTTTCTGGGTTTGGTGCTGCACCAACTAAAGCAGAAGGTGGATCTGTAGAATATGACACTGCTTCAGAACAGTGGACTTCAAGATATGTGCATGAAACTATCGCCCTAGCATTCTCAGTTACTGAGGAAGCTGTGGAAGATAATCTTTATGACACTTTATCTAAAAGATACACTGCTGCTCTAGCACGTTCAATGGCTTATACTAAACAAGTAAAAGCCGCAAACGTACTAAACAATGGATTTAGCACAAGTTTTCCGGGAGGAGATGCGAAGCCTTTAATGACTACGGATCACCCAACACTTGAAGCTGGAGACTTGTCTAACGAACCTGCAACTGCTGCAGATTTATCTGAAACTTCACTAGAATCAGCAATCATTTCGATTGGTGGTTTTGTGGATGACAGAAATGTGCCAGTTGCTGTTAACGCAAGAAAGTTAATAATCCCTAAAGATTTAGCTTTCACAGCACAAAGAATCTTAAAATCAGAATTAAGAGTAGGAACTGCTGACAATGATGCCAATGCAATGAGACAAATGAATATCCTTCCACAAGGATATGCTGTCAATCATTATCTAACTGATACTGATGCATGGTTCATTCTTACAGACCTAGTAAATTCTGGTCTAAAAATGTTCCAAAGAAGACCTTTAAAAACTTCTATGGAGCCGGATTTTGAATCTGGAAATATGCGTTTCAAAGCCTCTGAAAGATATTCTTTTGGATGGTCTGACTGGAGATCCATTTTTGGATCACCGGGTGCGTAATAAAGTACAAAATTAGGGGGGATTTTTCCCCCCTATTTCTAGGATCAACTATCATACCAACTGACCTAGCAGACGATTGTAGAAGAGATGGTGTGATTCAACTACAAAGGATTAATTATGGCTAATACAACTTTTAGCGGCCCTATTCGTTCAGAGAATGGGATGAAGCTAATTAGCAAGAATACTACATCTGGTCTAGTATCAGATAGAACTCTTGGTACTCCTATACAGGATGCTAGAAGAGTTTATTTTGACGAATGGTTTTTACAAAGACCCGGTATAAATGCAGATATTGATCAAGTATCAACAGTAGAAGTACAACGTGCTTTAAATAGAAACTGGGAAGCACTTGGAACTAACGTAACTACTGCATTAGTTACATTTGCTTCAACTTCAGCAGGAGTTCTAGCAACAACAGCAGGTGCAGATCAAGACCAAGCAATTTTAACACCTCACTTAGATACTGCGGCAACAGCATGGGCAGGAACTAAATGGGGAACAGAAAACTCAGTGCATTTTGAAACATCAATTATGTTACCAGCACTTGATAACCAAAAAGTTTGGGCAGGATTAAAACTAACTAATGACCAATTAGTTGCAACTGATGCTAACCAAGCATTTTTTAAATATCAAACTGACGCTACTAACTCAGAAGCATTTAGTGATTACAGTTATTGGCATTTTGTTCACAGTATTGGTGGAACTGACTATATTAGTCAAATTCCAGTTACTGTAGCAGCAAATACGCCTTATCATTTAAAAATTGAAATTGATTCAGATAGAAAAGCATCAATTTTTGTAAATGGTCAACAGTATAATGTAACATCTACTTCTGGCTCAACTGGTGGTACAGCAGTAACAACTGGTACTACTAAATCTGATGCTTTAACTGACGATATTGATTTAATTCCATACGTTGGTATTGAAGCAGGAGCAGCGGCGGCTGAAGCAGTAAACGTACATTATGTTTGCTGTAGTAGAAACGTATACGAATAATATAACGGCTAGGGTGTAACAGCCCTAGCCTTTTTTTTACATAGGAGAAACAAAATGGCAGACGCAGTTACAAGTCAAACTTTATATGATGCTGTTGGATCGAAACACGCCATAATGAAATTTACTAATATTTCTGATGGTAGTGGTGAATCATCTGTTAAAAAAGTTGATGTATCAGCTTTATCAGCAGGAAGAGATGGAACAGCTTGTTCAAAAGTTGACATAGAAAAAATTTGGTATGACATTGGTGGAATGCGTGTTGATATAGAATGGAATGCAACAAGTAATGTTAAAGCATTAGTTCTAGGTGGCAGTGCAGCAGCAGGTAATGTTCAAGGACACTTAAACTTTTCAGAGTTTGGTGGAATTAAAAATACTGAAGCATCTGGATACGATGGTGATATTGATTTGACAACAAGTGGTCACACTAATTTAGATCATTACACAATTGTAATGAAATTAAAGAAAACATACTAGGAATAAGATATGGCAACTTCTGGAACTAAAACTTCTACTTTATTTGTTGATGAAATTATCGATGAGGCTTTATCTCGTATAGGCAGTGAGCCTACTACAGGAAAAGAAGCAAGTAGTGCAAGAAGAACTCTTAATATAATGATGCGTGAATGGGCTAACAGAGGCATTCAACTATGGACAATAGATGAAGCTACACAAACTGTTACTGAAGGCACATCAAATTATACATTAGATTCTTATACTTTAGACATACTAGAAGCTGTCATATCAAGAACAGAAAACAGTCAAAGAACTGATTTTCAAATGGATAGAATTAACAGAGAAGATTATTTAAATATTCCTGTTAAAGCAACTAAAGGAAGACCATCGCAGTTTTTCTTAGATATGCAAAGAGCAGCACCTGTAATATATTTATATCCAACACCAGATAATTCTACAGATGTTTTTCGTTACAGTAGAAGAAATAGAATAGAAGATATTACTGCTTCTACAGAAAGTATAGATATACCAGATAGTTTTTTACCATGTGCAGTTAGTGGTCTTGCATTTTATATGGCACAAAAAAGACCACAAGTAGATATTAATAGAAGACAAGAATTAAAATTACAATACGAAGAAGAATTTAAAAGAGCCATAGATGATGGCAGAGAAAAAGTTGATTTAAAAATTTATCCTAAACTAGCGAGGGCTTAGTGGATAATATAAAAAAATGTAAATTAAATTTAGACAGTGAAAAATGCGATAATTGTGCATGTTTTTGCGATGATTGTGAATGTACATCAGATCAAGGATGTCCTAAATGCAATTGTTATGAGTCTGAGGATTAAAAATGGCATTTGCAAAAGGTAAATATGCTAAAGCTATATCAGATAGAAGTGGTTTTGCATATCCATACACAGAAATGGTTAAGGAATGGAATGGTTCTTTAGTACATAAGTCTGAGTTTGAAGCTAAACATCCTCAATTAGAACCAAAAAGACATGCAGTTGATGCAGAGGCATTAAAAGATGCTAGTCCACAAGTAAAATTGTATGGTTCTGACCAATTATTTAATGGATCTATTAATACATTACAAAAAAAATTAGGTATTACTGCTGCAGATAAAAGAATACGAGGTAGTTTTACTTTAGCGACAGGCAATACATTAGCTACAGCATTGACATCTAGTGCAAGTTTAGGTAGTGTATCAATTAGTGTCTCATAAAGTAAAATTATTTGTAGCAACACCAGCTTATGGTGGATGGTTGTGTGAAGATTACTTACACTCTATGTTAGAATTACAAACTTTTTGTAATCAAGAACAGATTCCTTTTCGTATACAAACACTTGGAATGGAATCTTTAGTTACTAGAGCAAGAAATACATTAGTAGCAAATTTTTTAGATGATGAAGATGCTACACATTTGTTGTTTGTTGATGCTGACATAGGATTTAAACCTCAAATTGTTAAAAGAATGTTAGATTTTGATCATGAGGTAGTTTGTGCACCATATCCAATGAAATTAATTAATTGGAGTGCTATACCACAGTTAGTAAAAGATGATTTAGATTATAAAACACTTAGTTTACCTTATGTGTTAAATTTTAAAGATAAAGAT